CCCTGTAGAGTAATCTCCTCCTCTAAAATGGATAACACATATATCATCAGCAGAATAATCTCTAATGATTTTATCCTCATCTATCTTTAACCATTCACGAATATCATCTTTACGATCTTCAATGTACAGCATATTCTGTAGTGATCCATCCAGTTTTGTATTATCAGGAAGAAAAAATAATCCCTGATCAATCGGATTCATATCATGATGTTCACGTCCGGAAATATGATGTCCTTCTTGACGTTCCCGGTAATAATATTTAATACCATCAGGAAGAGTATCAGGTGGGCCACCATCCGGACTAGTTCCACCTACTACTTCTTCACCCCAGAAGAAAGGCATCCAACCTGCTCCCTTCCAGAGTTCTTTACCTTTAATACCATACTTATATCCCAACTTCTCAGCAATTATTCTCGTTACTACTGATGTCCAAATCTGATTTCCTATCCCAGAACCCAGATATATTTCATTGACCAGCATATTATTGATTGAGTGCTTTAGATACTATACTATCAAAAAATGTGGGAAGTGTCAATGGAGTTATATCCATCTCTTGTGCTTCTTCAAATAAATGATTATTCTTAATCAAAAGTTCTTCAGTAATATCAGCATACTTATCCACCCACAATACAGGATAGTCTTTATATAAAACCTCCAAACATTTATACCTCTTCATCACAGGAACTCTTCTCATATAAAGAACTTCCCAATTACGATGACAATCAATAGCATTTCCTCTGGGACAAATCATGAACTTATGTTCACAAATATTCCTCATAAACGTAGGATGATCTACCTTCTCTTTATGAACTGATGCCCACTCTTTATCTGCAAACATTTCTTTAATACCCAATCTTTCTTCATGAGTACTGTCAGCATGACTTATATACAATAAGTTAGTAGTAGGAGGTATATCCTCCATAATCCTTTCAATATTATCAATCCTATTATCATCTGGAGTCATTCTTCTCTGAAGTCCATAAGGAGCAGGAATCACTTTACCCCCATATGCTTCAGCATTTATAGCGGAAATGCACAACACATTATCAGGAATGTATCCAAAAACATATTCATCAATTGGAGTATCTTCTAAATTAGTGAAGATAATAAAATTCATTGTAGAAAAGTGAGAACACAATTCAAGAAGATTACTCTTCTCCATTAATGAATTAACATACTCTTTATCTTCTGGTTTAACTTCTTTGATATCTCTCTTATACAAACGAATATTATCAATGAAAAGAGTCATATAATTCCTCTCCTCTTGAACCTCAAACAATTTAGTAACAAAACCTACATTAGTAAGATTAGCTTCCTCCATAAAAGAAGTATAAATGTTACTCCATTGTCCAGACTGATCTCCAAAAGAATAATCACAAAGTTTGGAGAGTGCTACTCCTTCAATTAGTTCCATGGTTTAATAAAATCAGAATATTTATCTTGATTGGCGACAATGTAATCGGGAAAAGAATCATCAATAGGAACAGCACGATAACTTACTCCCCGTCCCAAAGGATCCAATCCTTTTTCAATTCTATCTTCAGCATTATCCACTATCTCTGGAATATTAGCTTGATTATCTGCACATGCTGCCATCTTTTCTCTATATCTTTGAGCTCCACCAAAGTAACTCCAATGCCATCCACCTTTCTCCAGTCTATAAGAATCTGGATGACTTTGACGAAGTTTATCCACTGACACATCTTTCAATTTGTGCCAAGTACAAACCCTAGAACCCATCCACTCATCTTGATAAAGCGTATTTAAATTATAATAAAAAGTTCTTTGTAAAGCAGCATAGTGGTTATAAGAATCAAACCACTCCAAGTTCTCTAAAATAAGTGGGTTGATAATTTCATCAGCATCACTGGTAATAATAATATCATCATTAGCAACTCCTGCTTTCTCTAAAGAATACGCAGTATAGTTTCTAGCGTAGATATCTCTTTGATATCTAACTGGGATATCAATATAACGTTTACCACAGTTATGATCAATATCGCCATAAGCAGTATGATACTTTTGTTTCTCAATATATCTGGAAAAGTCATCAGGAATCTCCTCCATTACATCATGTATAACCTTATCATTAAATTTAGAAAACCTATCCTTATTTTCCCAATAATAAAGAGGTTTCTCTTCACCACTTATAGTATAAGGACACTCTGTAATAACAAAGTGATCCACTACATCGTAAAGTAAATTAAATCTTATTTCTAAAAGTTCAAGTTCATTAAAAAATCTAAAAGAATCAAAGACTTTCACTTATCCATCCCCCAACTCCAAACTTTTTTAAGCCACTTTAAAATTTTTTTCATATAAGATTCTCTCGTATATAAAAAGCATCACCCCATCCATGGACATGCCACCATTCCTTTGCTCTTATCATACCATATCCTTTCAGGAATTCGTCAAGCTCTTCCACCAACGCATTGTCCTCATAAACTTCTATCTTATTAACCTCAGTATAGATATAATCAATCTTTTCCAAAGTTCTTACTCCACCTTTTAATACTTCAAGTTCATATCCTTGGGTATCCATATTCAAAAAATTATAAACATGATCCTCAGGAATCTCATCATCCATCTTTGCTACCTGAACCATCTCTTTATGAGTCCATCGTTCCTTCTGCAAATCCGGAAAATTATATACCTCTTTAGGATTCAAGAGAGAACCACATAATCCAGTAGGTTCGGAAACAATCTCCATCGTCTCCGTTCTATTTCCCAACCCCTTATTAACTAACTTAACATCCATACCCAACTCCCCCACTCTTGCTACAATCTGCTCAAAGCAATGCTTCTGAGGTTCGAACATAATAAGATTCTCTACATTCTGATCATTATATACATCCAATTCTTCTCCAATATGTCCTCCAACATGAATGACACCACTAACCTTACAATTAAATTGACTAACCAATCCTGGATAACTTAATAGCATTTTTAACTCCTAAAGATGCATTCGGGAGACTCTTTAGCACGTCTTCCTACTTGCTTAAATTTTTTAACAATTTCCGGATCCACTACTTTAGGATCTATCCACCAATCCTCATAAGGATTTCCCTCATTAGCCACATTTCTAACTACTAATTCATAACCCAATCCCTCTAGAAAATTAATTTGTTCGTCCTGAACGTCAGCACCATCATGCCATATGTCCGTCTCAAATGTAATTACAGAGAATCTATATCTATCCCAAGGCAACCGTTGCAAAGCACGTAAAGTTTGATCAGCAGGATCAATATCAACAGAAAGATAATCTATCTGAGGTGGATAGTTTCTTTCCAAGAAAAGAACATCATAATCAAATCTCGTAGCATCTTGACACTGACATTTATTTTCTCTAATAGTATTAAAGTAACTTACCTTATTACCATCCAGTTCAAAAGAAACCCCGAGCCAATCAAACTCACTTTCTAACAAGTATGTATTGTTAACTATCCGAGGAAGATCTGCACCTATTTCTACATACACACCATTCCTTTTTCCATTCACCATACTCAATGCAAACATATCTTGCATTGATTGAGAATAATTTTGTTCTATATTTTCCGAACCAGGAAAATTATGCCTCAACTTACTATGATCAGTTTTAGAATAGCGTGTCCAATAATTAGGAACTTTATTTTCTTCACTCATTAGTTTTTCCAATAATCGTAAATGCCATCAGTGATTTCATATTCAATATCCTTCACCTTTCTATTAGGCTCTTTCATTGCCCACACAAACATCGCCTCAATCAATTCTTCTAAGACAGTTCCATCTCTAAATTGAAGTAAGGTTTTTGCCTTAGTATGATCACAATAAGCATGCTTTACTTCATGTCTAGGTTCTCCATGCTCAATAGGAACATCATATCCATACTTATGCCCAATAGACTGAACAGTTTCTGCTACTTGATTGAGAGTAAAATACTTATCTGCACCAATATTAAATAACTCTCCATCAAATTCATCATTTAAAAGACGATCAAATGGTTCCATATAATATTGGATATCTGAAAAAGCTCTTGTCTGTTCACCATCCCCATACACAAGTATAGGTTGCCCATTAAGAGTCTTACGAATAAAAATACCAATAACATTACGATATCTATCCCAAATATTCTGATAGACACCCAAAACATTATGGGGACGCACAATATTATATCTCAATCCAAACTGTTGATGAGCTAATTTTAAATCAGACTCTACAGCATACTTAGCAATCCCATAAGGATCAATAGGTTGTGGTTTTTTTACTTCTGTAAATGGTGGTTCTTGCTCCCCATAAACTGCCATACTAGATGTAAACACCATCTTAGTACCATATTGAATACAAGGATTAATTAAATTGGCAGAACAAATAAGATTATTCCTATAATTATAGTTCCGGATAAAAGGAGAAAGTCCTTCAGCAGCATAAGCAGCAAAATGAAACAGAACCTCTGGTTCATGTTCCTTAAATAAGTCCGCAACTTTCTTTCTTTTCTCTAAATTAAGTTTTACGAATTCAAACTTCTCACCTTTAGCAAGAAAAGCTTTATAACCCCCAGACAAATTATCAATACCAACTACATCATGTCCATTATGCAATAAATGTCGAGTATAATTAGCACCTAACAATCCAGCGCATCCAGTTACAAATACTTTCATCGATACTCTAAAATAAACTTACGTTGTTCTTCAGTATTTCTCCAACTACAGGGAAACACTGGAAGATAATTTTCCAATTCCATTACATGGACTGTGACATCAGTATCCATTAGCATAGTATAATTTAGATGCTCTGTCAACAATAAATCGGTAGTATAAAGATTAGTTATATGCTTTGAACACAACGCTGCTGCCATGGCAAAAGTTCCTACCCCAGAGAGTGCTACATTTTTAGCATTCATAAGAGTAGCAAAGTCATCTGCTACCGTAGATGATTGGATTTGAACCTTATCAATCTTTACTAACTCATGAACAATAGGATTTTCTCTATCTTCTTCTGTAATAAGAATACATTTATCAAAGGATTCAATTAGATTTAAATAAAATATAAGAGGATTGGGAATATAATTGGTAGGAGGATCAAAAATACGATGATAATTATCACCACTGCGAAGATGCATAACAATTGTATCATCTCCTATTACTTCCTTCTTAGGAAGACTTAATTGAGGAGCAATAAATCTCTTACAAACTCTATTCATATTCTTATAAACATATTCTTTACTTACTCCAATTTCATTTCCACCCTCATAACACCCATGCTCACAATGAACTAAAGGTTCCCAAGAATAAAACCTCCCCTTAATAACATTCTCATTTTCTCCCAAATACAATCCAAATCTACCAATAATCTCATGGCCTAAATCCTGATCCATCGGAACATACATCTTCTCTGCAGCCATAATACAATTGGCTACTTGCTGAATATTATTTCCTAATCTACCTGACCAATGAGATACTGAATATGTCATGGAGTAATAACTAATTCATTTTCAATGTTATCAAAATCCAAATTCCATTCGTGTCCTACTGCATCTGAACGTTCTTTATTAAGATGCAAATCAACCATCCAGTTCCTTTGCTCAAAAACATCATCCCAATCTATTCTACTCTTAAATCTTTCAATAGCAGATAATTGTTTTACCTTTACAAACGTCATCCCATAACTTTCAGTATAATGCTTTAACTCTATATCATCATCTCCATATTCACTGAGAGTTATCGATTCATGTTCCCCACCTTGACAACTTTCAGTAGGAAGTCCAAAGAAATCTGTTACTGCTTCATCAGGAGTAGCATGAGCTCTTCCACCAATCACATAATCTCCACGATTAATAAGATGAGTATCATGGAAAACTAAATAACCACCCTCTTTCAAATGATTCACCCAGAAATAAAGTTCCGCTAGAACAAATTCTCTGGTATGAAGAGTATCCACAAAGATAACATCAAAAGGTTCTTCATCCCATACCTTACCAAGAGTTACACTATCCGCTAGGTAACACATATAATCTTCATTAACAAACCTAGCACCAGTAGTTTGAAAACCATCCCAATGAACATCTACCCCATGAACTTTATTATTCTTTTCCTTCGCACCCACTGACATAATAGCAGAAGAAGGACCCAATCGAACTCCAAGATCCATAAACCTGGCGTTCTTCATAGAAGATACTAAATCATATAATCTTTGAGCATTAGGACCCAAATCACAATGAGGTTCGTTTAGAAATGCTTGTAAATCGTTATTCATAATCCTTTTTCATCTCCTCAAATACTTTAGCGATACCTTTATCTATACCTGTTTTGGGTGTCCACCACCCTATAATGTAATTGTCTGCTTCATTCCTTTTATCAAGTTGAACACTATCTTTTGCAAGTCCAGGTTTAATACTTACATCCTTTCCAATTAAATTAAACTGTCCTTGAATAATGTGAGCAACCTCCTTAATGGATGTAGAATTAAAAGAAGTAACATGCAAAGGATCCGTGGGTTTAAAATCTGAATAAGATTCCATTATAGTTTCTAGTGCTTCACAACAATCCTCTGCATAAAGAAACTGTCTCTCTTCTGTTCCATCAGTCATCATCTCAAACTCACCTTCTTCAAATCCTTTACGAATGAAGTCAGTAATAACATGGGCTTTCTCCATGTCCTTCTCAATACCATAGACATTCCAAAACTTAACAGTCAATCCTTTAAGAGTTTGAGTATAAAGTTCACCAACTCTTTTCAATACCCCATAAGGAGAATAACTCATATTACTCATCTGAGATGAAGCAAAAATAAATGGTTTCTTATACTCACTCAAATACTGAAAAACATTCGTGAGAATACGAGCATTGTTATTAACAAAATCAAAAGTGTGTTGATACTTCTTCAAGTAATGGGAACCCCCAACATCAAATGCCAAAAAGAATACAAAATCTGTCATACGGATGTCCCGCATGAGTTTCCTATTAGGTATTTGAGTTAGATCTTCATCTTCCCCATTAACTACATCAAACTCTGTAACTTCATGTCCTTTATCACGTAGATAAGCTGTAAGATAGGCACCAATTTGCCCACCCGATCCAAGAATAGTAACTTTCATAATTTTATCAAACAGGATGCCAAGATAAACCGTTTTTATCTACCCCTGTGAATTCAGTGTACTGATTATCAATCTGCTCACCAATCCACTTATATGTCTTTCCAATACCTTCTTCTAAAGTCTGAGAATAATCCCATCCCAACTTCTCACGAATCACATCATTATTAGAATTACGTCCCCTTACTCCTAAAGGTCCATCTATATGATTCTTCTCCACTTTCTTACCAGCAACCTTTGCAGCAGTATCTACCAACTGATTAATAGTTACCATTTCCTCAGAACCAATATTAACTGGTCCCATGAACTCAGAATCCATTAACCTTCTAGTCGCTTCGATGCACTCATCAACATACAAGAAGGAACGAGTCTGCTCACCGTCACCCCACACATCGATAGTTCCTCCTTCCTCCGGGAGTTTAGCAACCTTGCGGCAGATTGCAGCTGGAGCTTTCTCTCTGCCTCCGTCCCAGGTTCCTTCGGGACCAAAGATGTTATGGTAACGAGCAACACGAACGGGAATACCATGGTTGCGATTGTAAGCAAAGTAGAGACGTTCAGAGAAGAGTTTTTCCCATCCATATTCTGAGTCTGGTGCTGCTGGGTATGCGGATTCTTCACGGCAATCAGGATTATCAGGATCTAATTGGTTATGCTCCGGATACATGCAAGCAGAACCAGAGTAAAATATTTTAGTTTCGTAATTTAAAGAAGGCCTTGTTTGTTTCCACGAAGATTCTTCCCCAAAAGTTTCATTTAACTTACGCTGTTCTTCTAAGACATTCAAATTAATCGTACAAGAATTATGCATAATCTCTGCATCATTCTCACCACTGAATACAAATCCTGCACCCCCCATATCAGCAGCAAACTGATATATCTCATCAAAAGGTTCAATATATCGATAAGGAACCGAATTATAAAAATTACCTGAGTATCCCTTAAACTCTAGGACGCGACGAACAAAATCTACCTCACGAAGATCTCCTTGTATAAATTCATGAGCTTCAGTATCAGAATAATCTGGACGTTTAAGATCTACTCCACGTACCCAGTATCCTTCTGACCGGAGTCTCTTTACCATATGGCTTCCTATAAAACCACCAGCACCTAAAACCAGTGCCGTCTTCTTATACTCACTCATCTAATAATTCATCTAGAGTCTTATTATTTATTATACCTATAAAGAAATTTACTGTCAACTTCTCCCATAATCATCGGCAATCCGTACAATATCATCCTCATTGCATTTGCCCCTTTGAACCTCAATGAAAGTAACTCCCTTCTCCCCACCATTCAATCTATGAATTCCTTCTTTAGGAATATATGCATATTCTCCAGGTCTTATAGTTGTTTCAGTATCTCCTTGAGTAATGGTAGTAATTCCCTCAAGAATGGTCCAATGCTCTTCACGTTCCTTATGATACTGCAAAGAGAATTGTTGATTGGGTTTGATATAAATCTGTTTCACTTTATAATCAGAACCTTCGTGTAGAGTTAATGCCCAACCCCAAGGTTTAAATGCAAATTTTTTCATAATATTAATTCAAAAACTACTTAGAATCTCCCAGGAAAAGCTGTATGTAATGCATCCTTAATAGCACCAACTTCTTGCAGGGCGGTGGATACTTGTCCTTCTACAACAGCAGTACTACCACCACCTCCATCATGAGAATGAGACTGAAGAGCCGTCACTGCTGCTTCCAATTTCCGTAGTCTTTCCTCTACTTCCACATCATATTTCGACATGGATGCACCGCTAGAAGACTTCCCTGATGTTCCTTTAAATGCCATGATTTTAAATTAAGTTCCGTATTTATTTATTGAAGATGAATTACCAGGCCCAACATACTGCCGAATAACGTTTACCCTTCTTTGCTTCGGTAACCCCATGAGGGAATAAAAATAAAGAAGGAAATATAACAACATCACCCTTACCCGGTTTAACAATATGGTTATCCCAGAAGAATAAATCAGCACCTTCATAATCCTCATTGAGATTTAATATTAAAGTGAGAACAGGTATTCCTTTGTCTTTCCCATCAAAGAGAGAATGAATATGATCTATATGCTGACGCATAATTTGACCATTGCTATAACGATTAAAACGAATTGATGAAAATTTATGTATTACTTCTTGTGTTCTGTCACACCCTTTAAATGAATACTTCTCACTATATGTATTACAGGCTTGTATTATTAAAGGAGTAAACAACTCTTGCATCTCTGGGGTTATATTCTGCACATCCAATTCCATCGTTTCTTCAGAAACGTAAGAATTATCAGTCGCCCTATACCAACTATGGGACATCCATTCTCGCGATTCAATTACTTCACGAGTATGATCACACAAGTCTCCAGGAATAAGATTCCTCTCAACATGAATAAGATCTTTCAATTGTAGGTTAAAATTATTCACTCTTTCATCTTAATGTCGTATTCTATCACAATCTTCTTAGAAGTTCTACCAGTGTGATCTAATGTAGCCGAGTGATACCACTCACCTTTAAGTAATTCTGCCATTACTTTTCTATCCAATCCACACATCTGCTCACAATTCTCAACAGACTTGCGAACTGATTCTATTCCATCTGGATATCTTTTAATTCTAAAACCATGCTTATCTAACTCGTTGCCTTCCTCATCATACTTTCTATTTTTAATATCAGATTGAAACTCACTCATCAAAATCCTCCAATGTAAACAAAGATATTAATTCCAATCCCGATTCTTTTATGGCTTCAGCACCCCCTTCTTGCCTGTCTACCAAAGCAACTATTCTTTTAACCTCATATCCCACATCCCTCAGTTTCTCAACAGCGGTGAGAGCAGAACCCCCAGTGGTAACGACATCTTCTAACACAGTAATCTTGGTTCCTTTAGCAGGTAAAGGACCCTCTATCCATGCCTGAGTTCCATGTCCCTTTGCTTCTTTCCGAATAATTAAAGCATTCAACATCCTACTATCTAAAGCCGCTACAACAGCAACTCCCGCTACTAAAGGATCCGCACCCAAGGTTAGTCCTGCTACTGCTACAGAATCTGATTCTACATGCATAAGCATGGATAAACTGGCAAGAGTAAGTCCCCTACCACTTAATGTTACAGGTTTGCAATTTACATAATGCTCACTTGTCTTACCAGAAGAAAGAGTAAACTCACCCTTCCGATAAGAATCTTTTTTAAGTAAGCGTAGAAGTTCTTCTTTCATTGATTCACTACCCATATCAATCTAACAACCATGAAAATAATAAGAACATAGTATGTCCACATAATAGTCATACCAATCTTATTATGGCGTGAACCCCGCACATAGGTGGGTGTACCTTGACGATCCCATCCATCTACCATATATTCACTTGGATCAATCTTTCTCTTCATTTAACTCAAGAATTTAGATTTTGGTAAAGTTCCCCCTTCATGCAAATGCTTAATGGGAATAGTAATCAGTTTCTCCCAAGGAGAATAATCATCAAAGAGTACAGCAGCTTTATCACCACTAATTCTCTGCACAAATCCCACGTACCCTCTGTAGATAGAGGTAGGATCCTTAACTGTGACGGTAGTTCCAGGAAGAATCATCGCGGTCCTTTATCTCCCACATAACAAGGTTTATCAGTTAACCATTTAGCATATTCAATATCTTCCATTGCCAGAGTACATTGCATAGCGTTATCAAAGAGATACGCATCATACCATTTACGAGTATAATAATCCTGCTCTTGTAACCGATAATCGGGTTTACCATTTAGTTCAATGATTCCCTTTTCAATAAATCGGAAACCCTCTCTTTCAAAAAGAACTTTCATTGTCCTACAACGGGGTTAACTCCAATAACTTTAGCAGTAGGATTCCGTGCCTTAGCAGTTTTTAATGCATCATCACGATTAACTGCTTGAACTTGTTCAGTGAATACGGTACCACCAACATACAGTTTAACATCCCATTTCATCTTTGCACCTCCGCAGTTCCAATGTCTTGTCTAATACATTCGATTATGAGACTATAATCTCTATCTGGATCTTCTCCATCTAAAACTACTTCATTTTGATAATATCTTTTAATTTTCTTATAAAGTTTTGGATTTTTTACATCTAGAAAAATTTCTCTGTTGACAGCAGCACGTAAAGTGCCGATATCCTTTTTAAACTTTGAAGTAAGCGTCATTGCTTTGAGGTGTTGACTTTATAAGTATAGAGAAAAAGATAACATAAGTCAAGTAAGACAATTTATAAACTGTCTATATCAAGGTCCGTCATTATTCTGATGCTTATAAATGTATTCATTCGAAGGTACTAAAACAGCACTCACTTCCCCATCCGTCACAGCAATCTTCTCACCTCTCTCTACCCTTTTAATAATTGTTTCAGAATCAGCAACAAATTCTTTAATTGTTAATGTTTTCATTTACTAAAATTTAACCTCCTTATATATCATGCTCTAGATATTACCACATCACCACCATCATCGTCATCCTCTTCTTCATCTTCTCCTCCTAATTCTGCTCTTAATTCTTCTATACGTGCTTGAAGATCTTTATATTCTTCGAGATCACATTCCGTAACTTCCTTTGATTTAAAAGTTACCCCCATTAACTGGGTACCTGGTTCCACTCCTTGCATCTCTGGATGAACTGGTTTTACTACTTCCGTAGTCCACGTCCCACTCAAACGGCCTGCATTATAATCTCTTACTGGTTTTGATATCCCAGCACTATACATTAACCACACCGCTCCTCCAAAGAGAGAAAGGGAAGTAACTACAAATAAAATGATGGAAAGATTGTCCATTACTCGTCTTCGTTCTCTGAATTCATTATAGTATCTAT